TCTTGATGAAAGCATTTTTTTCTATATAAACAACCAACCGTATCATAAATATCCAACAACGATAAACACTGTTCATGGTTCGTTACAAGCGAATAGAGCATGAAATGTATCCATGAAAATATACCATCTATGTATATACTGTTTTTTTTATGAGAGACACCTTTCGTGTGCAAATAGAAGATTTTATATTCTGGATGGATTTTTGCGAATTGATGCAACGATCGTAGTGTGCAATTTTCAAAAAGAGTTGTGTCTTGTGAGTGATTTTGGATGATTATTTTTTCATGGAGTTTTGAATAGATGGATGTATCCAGTGGTAGTCCAACGTGGTTGACAAACAAAACATCTAATTTATCGATAAGCTTTGAGTCGATAATATAATGTAGCAATTGCAACAAGACTTCATCCTTCCATTCGCTCGTGTAAGTACTGTGGAGAAAACACGCATTTTTTGATTCGACAATCATTTGGTTGGTTATAAAATATATTGAGAATGATATGTTTATATATTTTACTGATTATGACTTTTCCGATCATAAGACAATCTCCTATTTTTTCATCCGTTTTGTGATGTTGTGTTTCATTTGAGACATATTTCGAAAGGTCATATTATGTTTTGAATTTATCGCTGTGTTATTTAGTATTAGTTCTACCACTGGTTCTAGATCTACCACTGGTTCTAGATCTACCACTGGTTCTAGATCTACTACTGGATCTAGATCTACTACTGGATCTACTACCGGTTCTGGATCTACTACCGGATCTACCACCGGTTCTGGATCTAAGTGAACAATTGCTTTTATTTGTTGCATTATATCGTTATTCTGATTCGTATTGATAGGAGGTAATTCATCACACTTCTCCACAGTCGTATATATTCTTTCCGATAGGATAGTATATGACTTATCGGGTTTAATTTCAATCGGAATTTTCACAATGGCATAAATATGGTTCATTTGATTTGCATAAAAAATCAGAATACATTTATTTCGATTTTTCGAGAAAGTATATAATTAGAAGGTCATTTTGGTAGAAAGAGATTCTTTACGCATTCCTTTACAAGCATTTATAGAAAGTTCTTCGCGTTTTTTACGTGTTTTTGTTCCATCTGTAGTATTTTCGATCGCAGGTTTCCGTTTGATTGTATTCAGACGCACGTTCATATCTTTTTCAATGACATCAAAATGGTTCACAATATATTCTAACACTTTGTTTACAATCGCCCATTTGAAAAAATGAAGTTGACCGATAGTCGTTTCGATGCTCGTATTATCTTTGTATGGGATAAGGACACGGTCTTTTCTACAATAAGGGTCGAACATTTGTTTGGAATAGCTGTCTTCTGTAGATTTGTAGTTCGTCCATACAAAAAATCTACGAATTTCTTGTTCTTGTTCTTGTTCTTTTTTGATTTCATAAGCAGTAAAATGCTGTTTCGCATAATTTGTAACAAACCAATTGACTAAACGTATAGAGAGCTTTTTTGAGTTATGTTCTACAACATATTCTCGGTTTATGATTTGTTTCAGTGTTTCTAAGTATTCTTCGTTTTTGTAAAAATCTAATAATGTTGTCAATAACCACTGATTTTGTGTATACATAGAGGATGATGATGTTGTTGTATGTGTTCTTTTTTTAAGTTTCTTTTGGTGAAAGTTATTTAAACCGACGAAGATTTCAAATCGCACCCTTTTGGCGATTTTATCTCTTTATCAGTCACGACCCTTGTAGAATATAAATCCGCTGTGCTGATTTAATTCTTCAAGAGTTTAAATCTCGGTGATGGACACTGGTTCTGGTTCTGGTTCTGGGTCGGAGTCTTCTTCACACATAGAATCCGCTTCTAGAACGGGGCTAGGTTCTTGCACAGGCACAGGTTCAGGATCTTCAACAGGTTCTTCGACTGGATCTGGTACAGGTTCTTGCACAGGTTCTTCGACTGGGTCTTGCACAGGCACAGGTTCTTGTACGGGTTCAGGTTCAGGTTCAGGTTCAGGCACAGGTTCAGGCACAGGTTCTTGTTCTTGAACAGGTTCAGACACAGGTTCAGACACAGGTTCAGGCTCAGGTTCAGGTACATGTTCTTGTTCAGGTACAGGTTCTTGTTCTTGAACAGGTTCTTCATCTACAGGTTCAGGCACAGGCACAGGTTCAGGTTCAGGTTCAGGTTCAGGTTCAGGTTCAGGCACAGGTTCAGGCACAGACACAGGTTCAGGTTCAGGTTCAGGTTCAGGCACAGGCACAGGCACAGGTTCTCGTATGGGTTCAGGCTCTTTTATAGTTTCTAAACTAGGCTCTAATTCAGGACTAATTTCTAATTCTGGACTAGGTTCTAATTCTGGACTAGGTTCTAGCACAGTGTCTGAATCTCGTATTAATTCAGATCCCGATGGACCTGATACACCGGTAATACCGGCGGACCGGATTGTTTGTGACACTTCCTGTTTTTGTTTTTGCTTTTTTACTACATTCGGTTCAGCTTCACTTTCAGGTTTAGACCAAAATTTGCGGAAACCCGAAAAAATGGAATACATTATATAATCCCTACATAAAAAACTTTATACTTTTTTTTTAATATTTTTATAAAGATTTCTTTTTTAATTTTCGAATATGGATTCTACATCAAACGATACAGGAATATTTCTACTATTTCTAGGATTGACAAAATGTAATTGTGTCTCGTGGTCTGTATCAAGACCGTTGCAAATATCATCGATATCTGGTTGGTAATCTTCGAGTTTTCTCTTCATTTTATCAAATGTAGGAGGATTCGGAATTTCAAATAAAGTATACACCTCTCTGCATAATGCGCAACATGGATCTTTGCTACTGTGATAACAAGTGTCTAAGTAGGTCATTATACAAGTATCACAATAAATGTGATTGCAATTTGTTTTTATTTTTTGTTCTTTATGGATTGGTTCATAACAAATCGGACATTCACATTCTCCGTCTTTGTCTTCAATCACTTTATCAATGGTATATATCATAATGTTGTTTAGTGTTGTATCTGTATTTGTAAAATAGTCATCAGATGAAATACTTACCAAACTTGGAAGGGAATCGTAGTCTGTCTCGAGATCTTGTAAAGACAATGGTTCAAACCCTATTTCCTCTTCAATGTTCCAATCAAATACACTTATCTCTTGTAGTGTGGAAGATGGTGTGTAACTTTCCCATGGGAAAGGTTGCAAAGGGAAAGAAAGTAGTTCATGTGATTGGTGTTGGGTTTGGCTCATTATTCGTGTTACTTTGATTTGGATTTGTTCTTTAGGTTGTTTCCAAAAAGAATCATCAATTTTTTACTATTCCTGCCATGCCAGACAGAATATAAAGACGTTTCGTGAAAAATTGATATAAAGATGGATGTACATACAACACTATATTTGTAAAGTGTATTATGTCAGAAACTACAACCGTGAAAGAACCGACAAAAACAAAAACAAAACCGGTAAAATGTCTAGGAAAAGATCGTAACATGAATCCATGTCGTTGTACTGCATTGGTAGAGTCAAATAGTCGATTTTGTAAAAACCATCAATATATGGAAACATATACAGACGAAGAGCTACAAACACTCACACTTTGTTCAGGATGTAAAAAGGCACACTATATGGAAAACAAAAAAATATGTGAGAAATGTAATGATCGTGGGAAAACAAATCGGCTCGAAGCGAAAGCATCTACCATTTCTTGTGCGGTTGAAAAATGCAATTCAAAACGTTCTGAACAAAATAAGTATTGTATGATTCATCAAATTCATGTATGGATCGATGAAGTTCATGCAACAGATCACATTCCTTGTACACAGTATATTCGAGGTTGTAGAAATATATTACCTAACGATTCTACATTCAAACGTTGTGAAGATTGTCGAAAAGCAGAACGAGACAAAGATAAGGAAAAACGAGATGCAGCAAAACAACAAAATCAATCTCTGTCTCTAGAAAACAGTGCTTCAAAACATTGTCATACATGTGGGAAAAAGTTTCAAAAGGACTTCTTTGTTGGAGAAAAAGGACAAGAAACATCTACATGTACTTATTGTCGAACCAATGACAAAAAACAAAACAAAAAACGGGACAAAGATCATCGTCGGGAACAAGGAAGAAAGTATGATGCAAAAGAGTCTCGTAAAAGGCAACAAAAAGAATGGAAATCGTCTAATTGGTACAAAGTAGTTCAAGCATGGAAACAATATCGTGTTCGACAAAGAGAAAAAAACGAAAAAGAATTTCTACAAGTAAATGCAAAAAATGCAAAATTATGGCGTACAAACAATCCAGAAGCAGTACAAGCACAAAATGAACGAAACAAAATCAGTCAAGGTTATCAGTACAAAGTGTATATACAATCCGCCAAACATCGTAATATTCCATTTGAAATATCTATGGAAGATTACAAATCAGTCGTAGAACACCCCTGTTATTATTGTGGCATTGTCAACGAAAAACGTGGATTTCATGGTATGGACCGAAAGAATACTGATTTGGCGTATACAAAAGGAAACGTGGTAGCCTGTTGTTCAATGTGTAATTATATGAAAGGAACGTTGTCAGAAGAGACATTTATCGAACGGGTGTGTCATATACTTTCACATTGTCGAAAAATAGTAGTGGAACATCGTTATCCGGATGCATTCAAAAATTACAATGGATGTACATACAATGATTATCGATTGCGTGCAAACAAACAGAACCGATGTTTTGAACTAACACAAACTCAATTTCATCAACTTATGAAAGCATCTTGTTATCTATGTGGCAAAGAATCAAATCACCATCATTGTAATGGTGTAGATCGTAAAGACAATACAAAAGGGTACACCATAGAAAATAGTTATTCTTGTTGTGGTGGATGTAATTACATGAAAAATCATTTTGATTTTGATTCTCTATTAGAACGGTTCTTGTGTATTTACAACCATCAACATTCACATTCAATCGCATAATCTATTCCTTTCTTTTGTAAATAATGTAATAATCGTGACTGTGTAATGTTTTTATGATAATCACTAAAAAAGATATCTAATCCTAACTGAGCAATTTGTCTTTCATTTAAAAATGGCATTAAATGCCCTGCACCAATACAAATATGAATATGTATATTTTTATTGTGTCTCACAACATCTATAATATTTTCCGCCATATGTTTTTCTCGTTCGAGTAATGTTTTTTGTATGACAATGTCATCTACATTTTGATCAGGGAACTTTTTATGTAACATATACAAACAGCATTTCCGAATAGATTCATACGGAATATTCGAAGGCAATCCGCCGTACAATTTTGCTCGATTGCGGATATGTTGTTTCATATTTTCACTGCTTTTTTCATAATTGTATATATCAAAATGTATTTCTTGCAAGAAATGAGTGTATGATAGAAACCAAGGCTCTGTTTCAAAAGACCTCATGAATTCCTCCATTTCGGGGAATATCAATATGCAATATAAAAAGAATACAAGTACTGCAATGGAATGATTACCTCCTTCTTTTAGTGTTTCGAATGGTACTTGAGACAATGTATATGTAGAACACAATACTGTATCTGGATAGAGTCCTTCTAATTGTTCAAATCCATTCATTCTGTTTTCAGAAGAAGCATTATACTGTTTGCATTCTAATAGCAATATAATTTCGTTTTGTAATGCACGTGTTTTTAATAATTCTTTTTGTTCTTCAAAATGAGACAAATGTACTTCCGGATGGAATGTGATCATAATTATTATAATAATACATAACAATTATTTTATTACAGTTTCAAAAAAAAGTATAAAACGCTTATGCCCATTCAAGATCAGCCATATCAGAAACAATGTTGGAAATGTTACTGTACGCAATGCCGGCCATACCCGACATTACACGTAGGACGTTGTAAGATAGAGCATAAACTCTGACCTTAGCTGTCTTAACACCAGAAACTGCTCCAGAAGAAAGAACAAGCTGAAGAACAGCGTTGTCGATTCTGGAGAAGTTGCATGATCCAGATGGTTGGTGTTCCTCAGGGCGAAGGGCGAATGAGTATACGTTGATACCTGTATCGGGGGCGCGGGTGTGGTGTTGGTAAGGTTGAACAACATCGAAGTATGATCCCTCACGCTCGGAGAATCGGTCTTGACCGTTAAGCTGAAGCTTGGCGGTAACAACTGGGTTCTCACCCCAGCAATGCATGTCAAGGGCTGTCTCGGAAAGAACGAATGTTCCGGCATCAGAAACGGCAGATCCGGTTTGGTCGGTAGCACCGAAAGGAGCAGTAGAACTCCATGTTGATCCGTTTGCACCGATGGTAGGATCAGCAGCACCTCCCATTTGGAATAGCTCATCCTTGATGAAAGCATCAGCTCCACTTGTGGCCTCAGGTCCTCCGAAGGCGTGAACTGCGTTAGGAAGAGCATCAATGGCATCTGTGTAGTTGAATGGCTGAGCGCCGAGTGTCTTGTAAAGAGTCTCACCTCCTTCAAGAGAACTGCAGTAGTCAACGTTGGCATCAGGTTGAACAACCCAGATAAGCTCCTTACAAGGGTGGTTGAAGTTGAGCTTGATCTTGTTGGAGGAAGAACCAACAGATTCATCACCTGTGAATTGAAGTTGTTCGATCAAGTACTCGTGAGGGTTCTGGGCCATCTTGCGTCTCTCATCGGTATCAAGGAAGATATAATCGATGTAAAGAGAAGCAGCAACAAGGGATTGTTGGTAGGCCTGGGATACTTGAACAGATCCAGATGCGGAGTAAAGCTCCTTAACAGCCCACAAACATTCACCAATAGGGCGAAGATCAAGGTTGATCTTAACCTCGTGGTATTGAAGGGCAATCAAAGGAAGAGCAAGTCCGGGGTTCTTACAGAACCAGAACTGAAGAGGAACGTAAAGTGTTGTCTCAGGAAGCGCCCTTCTTGGGGCGCAAACTTGAGCAGGTCCTCCGGAAGCGGCACAAGGTCCAGCAATATCAGCGAAAGAAGGATCGGTGATGTATGTAAGCTGACTGGTGTGACCAATCATCTTCCAGTAACCCTTCTGTTGCTCGCTTGACATGGTAAGCTGGTTCCAGATGTGCATCCAGTCACCATATTGGCGATCGATGCGTTGACCTCCAATCTCGACCTCAACTTGGGAAACAAGTTGTTCACCAATGTAGTCCAACCAGCGGGCATATACAGCACCATCGTGAACATCTTGGTTGATTTCGGGAAGTGTAACCTGAAGGTATACACGGTACGCAAGGTCACCGTTTCTTGACATAACGGCGCTAACACGTCGGCCAAAATCGGCTTGTCCTTGGAAAGTCTGTTCAATACTTTCCATGGCAAAGTTTGTGTGTCTGCGGTAAGACACCTTCCAGTATGTGATCTCGGGTGTTCCAGTAAGGAACAAGTCTTGTGCGCCATAAGCGACGATTTGCATGAGTGCACCAGCCATTTTCTATTATATTATGCCTAAACATTTTAATTTTCCGAAATACAACAAACAATTAGAAAATAGCTACATAAAATAGAAATAAATTATTGGAAAATAAAAATCGATCTACACTACACTAGATATGAATATACGAATTTAATTCAATTTTGGATCATAATGGGGAGGAGATATCGAATCAAAAAGGGGGTTATAGGATAAAAACAATTTTTTTCCTAGAAGAAGATATTAAATACATCGGGTCTATTTCTATAAACAATGGATAAAGATTCAAAAAAGACACGAGATCATACAAAAACAATGGATGAAAAGCATTCTGATATGATGAACATATTTTATGTCATTGAAAATGAGACAATCCCGAAATTGCTAGATGAAAAACAAACCATACATTCCGCTTTGAAACAAATGAAAATGTATTCGGATGAATACCACGAGCTGAAAGAGAAACTGGAAGATATCAAAGCAGAATTGAAATCATTAAAGAGACAAAAGAAGGATTATTTGTTGCAAAATTCAAAGTACATTTTCAATTATTACGAAGAAAAACAGAAGATATCGAGTGGCGAAAACAACATTGATTCAAATACGATTAACATGTTTTTCAAGATCAAGGGAACTACAAATGAGAGCAGTGATATAAACAACGACAAATACAAATCTTCCAAACAAATTTACCAGCAATATTGGAAGAACGTGGACGGAGACATTATTCATCTACAAGAATATGTGATCGACTCTGACAATTGTTTGCTTTGTAATCAAGGGGAATTGATCCCATTAGAAGAAGAAGGGGTGCTTATATGCAACAATGTGAATTGTGGGAAATTCATGATTCATATTGTAGACAATCAGAAACCTCTAAACAAAGAAATGCCAAATGAAGTGTCTTATACTGCATATATACGATTAAACCATTTCAAAGAGATTTTGTCTCAATTCCAAGCAAAAGAAACGACACGTATACCGGATGATGTTCTCGATGCGGTGAAGAACCGTATTAAAAAGGAGCGGAAAAAGATGTCGGAAATGAACTATACAGAAATGCGTAATATATTGAGTATATTGGGCTACAATAAATATTTCGAGCATATTCAGTATATCAATTCTATCTTGGGTATCAAGCCGCCAATCATGGACGAAGAATTGATCGAGACATTATGTGTGTTGTTCATTGAGATTCAACAACCATGGGCCATTTATTGCCCTATAAATCGTACGAATTTCTTCAACTACACGTATATATTGTGTCAGTTATGTGTGTTATTAGACCAAACCCAATACTTGCCATTTATTCCGATGATGAAAGATCGGATCAAGCAATTGGAGCAAGATATGATCTGGAAAAAAGTTTGCGACCACTTAGACTGGGAATATTTTCCGACTGTTTAGTTTACAAAGTGTAGTCGTTTACAAAGATAATAATTTTACATAAAAAGTATTATCGTGTTCATAAAAAAAACATTTTTTTATTTACGACGAGTCGCTTACTTGGGGTACATTGCCGCGGGGAATTGTACCAAGTTAGCACCAATACCGAAACCAGCACCACCTCTTGCACTAGTAGCCATGGATGGGACAAATACATCGAGAACACTGAATGTCGCTGCGGCAGCCAATGCAATGATGACAACCTCTTCAATCTTAAGTGCCTTTTGTGGGATAACAAATGCAGCAATGGCAACCATGATACCCTCAACTAGGTACTTGATGGCTCTCTTTACAAATTCGCTAAAGTCAAACATGTCGTTCATTTTCAATTATATATTTAGTCAACAAAAAAATGTTTACCGATAAAAACAACTTAAATCGAAAAGATAAAAATGTCTAAAGATGTCGACCTCTGCAAAATCGTTTGAGCAGAAAATCACCAAAGATGGTAAAATCAATGCGAAGTATGTAGATCTGTTGTCTGAAGATCCTCCAATCGCCAATCAGAACTATGGTTGTTACAGTTTTGTATCACCAGAAAAGATAATCAAACAGAAAGATATTTTCATGTTTGAAAAGTTCGTGAAACAATGGCAATATGCAAAAGCGCTAAATATGTTTTCCGACTATATGCAATTCATATCGCATAAATATTCCATTGATCCTGAAAAGCTAATGGCCGACTTTGTAGACTTTGCTACAGAAGAAGAAAACGAGCTAAAGCGTCAGGATGTAACCGGTGATTTCAATCATTTCATGGATAAAAATGAGGTTCGTTTGACAGAAGAATATCAAAAAAATCATGATTTCCAAACTTCTGTACGTGGGTTTATCAATCGTGGTAACTTTGGTACTTCTGAAGAAGCCGAGAAATATGCAAAACAAATACGAGATCGTGATCCAAACCATGATATATTTGTAGGTCGTAACTTCGTATGGACACCTCTAGATCCAGATGCTTACAAGACAGGGCGTATTGAATTCATGGAAGAAGAATTAAACCAACTTCATCATGAAAAATTGAAGAATGAGATGAAGGCGAAAGAAGAGTTTGAAAAACGGATATATGAAAGTAAGCGTAAAGCGATTGAGAAAAACATCGAAGAAGCGAAGAAATCAGGCAACAAACTGACTCAGACTATGGACGAAGAAGGAAATCTCATTGGTGTCAAAGAAACAGTTGATTTCGAAAGCCGAGAAGTCGCGGTTGAAGGTGGAGACCCAATCCGTAACAACAAGATCCCTTTCCAAGGAAATACGATCCAAGATCTAAAAGAGGAGGATAGTCCGGTATAAATTCTTCCGTAAAAACCAAAACCAAAACCAAAACCAAAACCAAAACCAAAACCAACTTTATCGAGTTAGTTTTTTTCCGTTTATAAAACATAATTGTATTGTAATCAATGATGTTTTACAATGACCCATAGTATGAAAATAACAATCACCCACATGAAAACTAATTCCAGTATTGTTTCATCTCGATTGTATACCACGTGTCTTGAAGAAGATAAATACCTTTGTGAACGTCGGATTCCTCTTCCTCTTCTTCTACGTACCATCATTACAGCCATCTTGTTACAAAATAGGGGTTGAATGTTTGAATAAATGATTATGAAGACATAACACACAAAATAAAAAGGTCAATTTTTTATTTTATTTTTGATTTTTCTGACAAAAACACACATATTACGTGTAGTACACCGGCAACGAGTCAATATCAAATTCGCACATTTTGGGTTTACTTTTTGG